AATGGTGATTGCTTCAGCGATTGATGAGGTCGTGGGTAATTCGGCAGTCGAGCTTGGCTATCAAGGCGGGCAGACAATTTCCGAACTATACAGCGCAGTAGCAGACTCTGCATCTGGTGTTGATGCCAACGTCAATCAGAGCGGTTTGCTTGCTTCGCCATTCACGCTTGATCTCGGAACTTATCGAGAACTCAAGCAGCAATTGGTTTCAAAGAATGTTCTGCCGTGTAAGGCCGGCAAGTTCATGGGCGTTG